CTTGACCTTTAACTCTTCGGGTTTCGCAGCACCCACATCTTCACCAAAACTTACAGGGTGATATCTGTTCATTTCTAAGTAAGATTTGATGAGTTCTGAATCAGACATTTCTTCTTCACCCGCATATTCACGGTATTTCTTAAGATTCTTGATTAAACGGTCTTTATCTAAACCTTCATAGTTTTTGACAATCATTGAATAGATTGCTTCCTTTATTGTGTTTGGGTGGTGTCCTCTTGCTGTGATGATCGCAAAAATGGACCCATTATTAACCGCTTCGACAAAATCATTCCACGCGGGACCAGGTTTAGCTCTTAATGAGTCTATTAAAAATTGTTTGTCACCTGACACACTAAAGTCTTTAAATGGATTTTCAGCGTATCCAACAACGACATCTCCCTTATAGGAAAAAGGTTCTTTACCTATTCTATCCCGTAATACCGCAAAGTCTTCGGTAGAAATACCAACTTCTTCACCTTCATCACTGATGGTGTAAATCTTAGTTGGCATGTGGGCAATGTTATCATCCCAATCGAAAGCATAATACTTCATATCAGGGGTTCCGTCCACAATTCTTTCAATAATAGTTTTTTTCATTTTGTCTTGGCTTTAAAAAAGGGGGAGGTTTCCCCTCCCCCAAATGTATTAAATATTCTCAAATGACGCACCTGTTGGAGTGATCAAGAACTCGATATCAATAAATTCGAGTGCTTTAGTTGGTTTCAAGTAGATCTTACCCGTCAATGTGTTTCTATCCAAATCTTCAGGTGTTGATGCTACGGTAACTCTAAAGTCATATAAACCTCTATCTCTTCTGATAGCGTCGAGGATAGGATTAACCGAATCCAAGAACTGTTGTCTAACGATTTCGTCATTCTGTTCGAATAACAATCTCACCGCAACTGCTGAGATAAGTTTTCTCGCTTGTAACAACAAACGTCTAACATTTAATCTGTTGAGTGCGGTATCTCTAATTTGAAGAGTTTTGTTACCCCATATTACAGTTCCTACATCAGAGAAAGTTGCAATCGGATTGATACGACCTTGATAAAGTGTATCTCTATCTTCTTGTGTTAACTTCAATCTAGCTTTAACCGAGTTAACAAGACCTCTTGTGTAACCCGCGGAAGCAAACCATGGGAAAGAAATGTTGTCGGTGAGTGCTAAGTTTCTACAAACCTGACCTGTCGGGGGAATGTAAATCTGAGTATTGTTTACCGTGTCTCTTTCTAAGATCCATGGGTAGTAAGTTGCGGTGTAGGAAGAATCGATACCTGTTTGATCCAAGTTATCAACCGCCTCTTGAGGGTAAATAATCTCATATTGACTACCCGCGTCCGCAGTATACATGTTATAGTCTGGTGTTGTTGTAATATAAACAGAGTCTGCTCTTTCATTTTCAACCATACCAATCGCCAATTCAACAAGGTTACTGTTGTTCACATAATCAATACCCGGAGTTGCAAACACATTGATGTTTGTTGATTCAGGATTGTTGAACGAAAGAATACCGAGTAAGTATGCGTAGTAATCAGTATTTGCGAAGTCTTGAGTATTGTTAGCAACCACAATACGCTTGAAAGTACCATCACCAGATGCTGTTGGATATCTTTGAGTCGCAGTAGAACCTTGTAAGTAACCCGATGCACCCAAGGCGAATCTATCTTGGTTAGTTCTAAACGTTCTGTAGATATCCCATCCATCAAATCCTCCTTGGAAAACCAAAGTAAATTTACGAGAGTATAGGAAGTAGTATGGATTGTCCTGACTTGTTGGTTCCGCATCAAAACTAGCAACACCACAAACAAACGCAGGTGTACCACTAGTAACTTGTGTGTTTCCGATAGTAACAACAGTTGCACCTGAGTCCATGTGGAAACCTTGTTGTTGGTAGTTCCAAGGTTCAGATGTTGTTGCGATATTCCAGTTAGCAACAGGATTTTGTTTTCCTTTGTACTGAAGAAGATCAGAATCAACACCAAACTGACTTGAAATACCAAGGTAACTTCTTCTAACAACATCACCATTCGAAGTTACACTGTTAACTCCATAAGGAGAACCATAAGGTGGGTCCCAAATAACTTGACCTGGGAAGAAGTACTCGTTTTTAATAACCGCGAACGGAGATGGGTTTGAAACCGAACCATAAATTCTACTTTCCAATCCACGGAATCCACAAGGAAGTGCATCAACAGGTGCCTCATCAGACATCTCAACCATAACAAAAGTTGATACGAGTGGGTACTCTCCATCAAATGAACCGATTTTTTTACCAACGAAACTGTTTGAACCTGGATCCATCGTACAGTTTGTGTATTTTTCGTAAACAATTGGGTTAGCATCCGTATCGAAGAAATCTCTTACCAACACATCAAATGTTTGGTTGGCAAAAGATATATTTGCGATTGAGATTTTAACTTCAGTATTTGCCGAGTTACCATCGGAAATTGTTCTAAATCTGAAAAGATTAAAAACTTTGTTACCTCTAAGTTCTGACACTAACCATGGAGTGATAGGTGTTTGATATTGATCCAAGTACCAAGCGATAGAAGTTGTGGAAGTTTTATCTCTAGCCTCAGGTAAACTGACTAAGTCACAATTCAAACCTCTTACGTAACTTTTATTGTATCCATAGTTTAACAAACCTGGATAAACCTCTTCAACATAAACAGGAACTTCAAATCTGGATTTACTAAAGTTAGTAATACCTAAAACTTTAGAAATGTAGTTTGCATCACCACCAGCCATTGAAACATCGAAACTGAAATCTTGAGCGTCAAAAGTTACACCACTAATTTGGAATGTTGCATATGGATTTGATGTGACTGCTGAATAAGGTCCTGTACAAATCATATCCACATCAGTAAGACCGGTTACTTGGTACTTAGGACCATGTTGTGTTGCCGAGTACTCAGAGATACCTCTTGAACGTAAAGTTGCAACAACTAAGTTATGATATTGTGTGTAAGGAGTTGCACTGTAAGTGTAGATATTACCACCTAATGTACCTGTAAAAGTGTTAGACGCACCTGTAACATAACTGATGATCGCTGCGTCCCAAGACCAACCAGAATAAACCGATGCTGAAGAAAGGTTAAAGTTAGCGTAGAGCCAAGGATCGTTAATACCATCACAAAGTTCGTTATTTTCAAGATCCAAGTTATCAACACCAAATACGTTGTCTAAGTTGGGGTATGCACCGAATAATGCCAAATAATCTGATTGTGGTATTGCACCATAAACAAGTGCGGTGTTACCTGAAATCGCAGTGTTACCTGATACACTTGCCGCGAAAGAAAGAAGATCAGATGCGATAGTAGAAGTAGAACCATCATTCAAAGTGTAAGTTGCTCCTGAGTTCTGAATAAGAAGAGCTGGTGCAACACTTGTAAATTTGAACGCCGTGGTTCCACCGGTAGTATTACCTGAGAAGTTTACGGTGTAGGCTAAAGTAGCCACTGTAGGATTAATATCAATAGTTTCACAATCGGGATTAGCGGTAATACGAATAGACCAAGAAGGTCCTGCATCGTATCCACTTAAACCAAGTATTCTTGTTACAAAAAGTTGGTTTGATTGTTGAAGATATGCTTTTGCGATGTAGGCAGCCTCATACTTTGGGATTTGTGTACCGATAAATTTTTCGGGTACAGTACCACCAAAATAAGTTTGGTACTCATCGTAGTTAGTTATAAAAATAGGTTCGAAAGCCGGACCTTTAAGAGTTTCGCCAACCAAACCTAAAGTAGTGACACCCACACTTTGTGCTACAAAGGAAAGATCAGTTTCTGAAGTGTATACACCCGGTGACACGAACACCTTTTGGTTAACTTGATTTGTTACTTGAAAGAACATAGTTAAATTTTTTCTTATTCAGATTTATTTTTATTACATAAATATTTGATTACAACACAAAAAACTTGACTTTACAATATGTATTAATATATAGGCACCTTTTTTTCTGCCTTTTTTCTGCTTTATGTCCTCAAGTAACCAGAACATTAAAAATCTAAAAATTTCAAAAGAGGCTCATCACGCACTCAAAAGTTATTGTGATAAGAAAGGTATTAAAATCTACAAATTTTTAGAAAACCTAATTTTTGAGAATTGTACCGACACTACACAACCAAAAGTTATTGTCAGTAAAAAGAAAGACGTGAAGGATATCTATGGAGAAGATTAAACCAATTTGGCTTGGTATAATATCGTAGATTCCGATCCAGGATTTGTCTTAGTTATTGAAACTTCCAACACATCATTAGTGTTTAACTGTATGGATTCTAAGTCAGACCCATAAAAGTCACCATTTATTGTAACCTCCCAAGAGTCAACATTATCAGTTGAGATCAATGATAAATCAATATTGTACTCAACAGCGTCATCAATCAAAGTATCATTCGTTGATGAATAAAACAATCTATATTCAAACTCATTAGGATTCGGTGGAAAAACTTCAGCACGTCTACCTTGTCTAACAGAAGTGTCCGTCTCAACAAGTTGAAGAACACGAGCAACTGCTGGTTTGACTTGGAACTCTTCCTCATCAATCAAGTAACCCAACATAGTAAACTCATAACTTTGCATGTAATAGTTTCTTCTATCAAGATCGATCACAGACTCATCCGTTAAATTGTTCATTATTATCGGGACATACTGACCCTTAATGAATGTATACGCTTGACGAGATGAAAAAGTTTGGAGAACATTTTTGTTAAATGTATTCAACTCCCTCATTCTATTACAAAGAATTTTAACACTATAGTTTATATCCACAGGGACTGGTTGTGGTATGGTATAAATGTCGTACCCTTTTTGATTACCGTTCCAAGTTGGAACTGTGGCATAATAAAACTGTTTTCTTACAGGTATAGTGTACTGTGTGGAAGGGTTAGTTCCATATCTAACCTCAGGACTTCTCACTACAGTAATAAATGGAAGGTCAACATTAAAGTCAGGATCCTTAAAGTTCCAAGTTTCGGTGAACTGAGACCAACGTTGATTTGTTATGATTTTATCAATGACATTGATATCCTTACCCGATACAGTAGTCTTTAGTTCGTTTTTAACAAACTCCAACATTCCCAAATCCAAATCGGCATGAAGAACACTTTTCGGAAGATAAGTTCCATCTTTGTTAATATATTCTAACAACTCGTGTCTACGAGCCGAAAGGGTTTTTGGTGGAACCAAATCTATATTTGGTTTAACTTGTTTAGGAAATGCCATTAGGTTCCAAAGAATTCGTTTTTACTTGTAGGGGTCGCAATGATTGTTCTATAAAAAGGTTTGTACCCCCCATATGTATGTTTATTGTCTGAGACAACTCGTCCATCATCTGAAACGGAATAGTATCTAACTTTACTTTCTGTTTCGTAATAACCTAAATAATCTCCAAAATTAATATCAACATTCAGTTCATCTAAGTAAGCTTGGTAAACAGAGAACCTCATGTTTCCTGGTTCGTCTTGTCTAACCCTACTTGTTCCGAGTCTTTGGTTTGTTGGTTGTAGGATTTGTACTAATCCTTTAATCTCCACGGGTGGTAAGAACTGTATACCACCTTCAGGCACTTCACCA